AAAAACGCTATGCGAGATGGTGCACAATTCGCCTGGATACCGCATGGGGACACATGTGCGTTTTGCATTACGTTAGCATCCAGAGGATGGCAGTATATGTCCAAGAAAGCACTTAGAAATGGACATGCCGAACATATCCATGCTCATTGTGACTGTGAGTATGCAGTGCGGTTTGATGGAAAAAGCACAGTGGCCGGATATGATCCGGATAAGTACCTGGAAGAATATAATAACGCTGGTGGAGACATCAATGCCATGCGGAGAATACGATATAAGGAAAATAAGGATGCTATTAATGCGAGAAAACGGGAATTGTATGCAGAAAAGAAATATATGACAAAAATTAAGAACTTCAACCCACTTAAAAGCAATGAAATTGTTGAGATTATGCGAAGAGATACTACACAGTGGGTAAATGGATTGTCGGATTTTGAGCGAATCGCATTTGAAAAATATACTTACAATTCTGTAGATGGTAAGCAAAATAGATTTTTTGAAAGATTAAATAGAATGTTACGTGGCGAAGCAGAAGAAGATCCTAAACTTCGCAAGTACGCGAATGCAATGTCTGGAGCATTGAAGCGTAATCCGCTTAGACATGATGTTATATGTTACAGAACAATGGAATTTAATCCGTTTGAAGGAATGAAAACGGGAGATATTGTTTTTCCAGGACAGTTTCTAAGCACATCAATAGTAAAGACGGGAGCACTGAAAAGAAACTATAATATTACAATTTGCGCAAAAAAAGGTTCATTAGCAGGATATATTGAACCTTTAAGCAAATTCAAAAAACAACGAGAACTTTTATTTGACAAAGATACGTTATATAGAGTAATATCTAATCAGAAGAATGAAATCGTTTTGGAGGTAATACTGTAGTGAAAGAAGAAAAAGAAAAACTATCAGAGGATGATCGTGCTTGGATAGAACGTCAGGAAGCATGGGCGCGAGAGCCGTTGAAGTTTAAAAAACTTACTGAAGAAGAAATCAAGGAATTAAAGAAGGAAGGACGTATTTAATACCACTGATCAGAAAATGATTGGTGGTATTTTTATACTCATTTTTAAATATGGGGAGAACTCCTGTCAGGGTATGCTCCTGACCTCCCCAAACGAACCACGAGACGTAGCGAAAGGCTGCGTCTTATTTTGGTGATTCAGAAAGGAGAATTTCGCCATGAAACAAATTGAACAGACAATCAGTAGCATTGAAGTAGCGGAGATGGTAGGAAAAGAACATAGCAAATTACTGAGAGACATCAGGAATTATGTGTCGCAGTTAGCCGAAGCCAAAATTGGATTGGGCGATTTCTTTACAGAATCCACTTATAAAGATGCGAATAATCAGAGTCGCCCGTGCTTTAATGTTACAAAGAAAGGTTGCGAATTCATCGCTCATAAACTTACAGGAACTAAGGGTACAGAATTTACTGCAAGATACATCAATCGTTTTCATGAAATGGAAAATGTAATCCGAGATGGTATTCCAGAAAAAAAGTCCAAGAAAAAGAAAGAGAAGCTGTCCTCTGTCAACCAGATGGCAAAGAATATCAGCGGTCTGTTAGGCAAAGCCGGCGTGGATGTCAAGTTCATTGCAGCGGAAGTTGTAAGGATTTACACAGATAATGGTTATCCTGTTCATTCTCCGATAATAACAGAAGACAAAAAACTCTGGGATTGTACCTCTATCGCAAAAGAACTTGGAATCATGTCATCAAGCGGAAAACCACACGACAAAGCAGTAGCGGCAATTATTCAGAAGCTTGATTTGTTTACAGATGAAATTGTCAGAACGGCATATAGCCGGAACGGACATGATGGAATCACAGTTCAGTATAAAGAAAGTGTATTTACAAAAATAAGAGAATGGTTAGAAGAAAACAGATATCCTACAGTGATTGAGTATCGGCTGGCAAACGGAAATATCAATAATTGTAAGGTTATTTATAATTTTTAAGAAAAGGAAGGTAAGAGAACATGAAAAAGTATGTTGGAACAAAAGTAGTTGAAGCAAGACTAATGACAAGAGGAGATTATAACAAATTCAGAGGTTGGCAAATTCCGGCAGACGAAAATCCAGAGGACGCAGGCTATCTTGTCAAGTACAGCGATGATTATGTAAGCTGGTCTCCGGCATATGCATTTGAGGAAGCTTATAGAGAATACGATGAGAATAAGCTTCCAGCAACGGCGGTAGGTATGATAAGTGAAGATTATAAGGAACGTTTTAAGGCAGAATATAAGCAGTTAGAGGTTCGCTTTGACGGATTAAGAAAAATGCTTAAGAAATGGGACGAGGGAACACTTGCCTTTGAACCTACCTGCCCGCGCAGCACTTACAATATGCAGCTTAAAGCTATGGCAGATTACATGGCAGTACTCGAAGCAAGAGCAGTAATGGAGGATGTAGACCTAATGATTTAATTGCGCCGGCGCAAGAAAGGAGAAAGTCATGATTATCACAGGAATGGCACACTTCGAGAGTGTATGCAAGAAGAAATTAGTTGAATGGTACAACGAGAATGGTTATGCAGATACACCGCAGACACCGCCGGCAGATTTAAGCAATGTATTTGTTGTATGGTCATGTAAAACTCTACAGAACTACAAAGCATTGCTTTCTACAACATTCAGCGGGGATGGAATCTATGCTGAATATACCTATAACGGAGACAAACAGGAACTTTACGAAGATGTGTATAGAAAAATAACTAACATATGTCACACAGAAGAATAAAGTAATAATTCTAACACGCAGAGATGCGTGTTATTTTTATGGCAACACATGCCTTAAATGTGGATTTTAACTAAAAAAATTACTCAATTAGGAGGGAAACACGATGGCAGATGAAAAAACTTTTACTCAGGCGGAAATAGATTCAATCATAGAGGGACGCCTTGCGAGAGAACGGCAGAAATACGCGGATTATGAAGACCTGAGAGAAAAAGCAAACAAGTATGATGAGTATCAAGAGCAGAGTAAGACGGAGCTTCAGAAAGAAAAAGAGAGGTCGGATGCGCTTCAAGCAGAACTTAGTACACTCAAAAAGGAAAGCACTGTTAGACAGGTGAGAGAAAAAGTGGCGAAAGACACAAGTGTTCCAATGGATCTACTTACAGGAGAAGATGAAGAAACCTGTAAGAAACAGGCAGAAGCAATTCTGAAATTTGCAAAACCAAAAAGTTATCCAGGAACAAAAAGAAACAGAGGTAATATTACAGAACATTATGAACATGACGATGCAATGCGAGAATTTGCACATCAGATTTTTGGAAAAGAAGAGTAAAATATGGCAGCATTGATTAGTACAGATTTTGAGATTCCGGCTGAAATCTCAAGAGGCATTTTTGAAAAAGCACAGAAAGGCTCTACTCTGGCACAATTATCCGGAGCAAGACCACAGAAGTTTGGCAAACAGCAGGTGTGGGTATTAACAGCACCGCCAAAAGCGGAACTGGTAGGTGAAGGTGGACAGAAATCCCCAACACCGACAACCTATGGGGCAAAAACAATCAATCCGTTTAAACTGCAGGTTACTATGAGATTTTCACAGGAGGTACAGTGGGCAGACGAAGATGTTCAGATTGGCGTGCTGCAGGATTTGGCATCCAACGCAGGTATCGCACTTGGAAGAGCACTTGATCTTGTAGGCATCCACAAAATTAATCCACTTACCGGAACAGTGTCGGACTTGGTGAAAGAAGGATTGATTGATACAACTCAGAAAGTAGAGCTGACTGGTACAAAATACGATGAAGCTATTGAAGCGGCAGCGGGAGTAATCATTTCATCCGGATATACTCCGAGCGGAATCGCGATGGATCCAACGCTTTCATTCGGTCTTTCAACAATGAGGGATGCAAATGGCAGAAAAATCTATCCGGAAATTGGATTCGGACAGAATTTAACTAATTTCTCCGGAATGCAGGCATCGGTATCTGATACAGTTTCCGCGAAGAACGAAATTACTGCAGATACAAATCTGCTCGGTATCATTGGTCAGTTTGATGCATTCAGATGGGGCGTACAGAGATCAATCGGAGCGCATCTGATCGAATACGGTGATCCGGATGGACTTGGAGATTTACAGAGACAGAATCAGATTGCTATCCGTGCAGAGATTGTATATGGAATCGGAATCTTAGACCAGAAAGCGTTCACGAAAATCATGAAAGCTGCAGGGTAGACTATGAAATATTTATACAAACAAACAGAAATTGTAGTAGAGTCTGACGTTGCGTTAGACTCCACTATGTTCCAACTAGTTGAAGAGGAACCGGAAGCAAAAGAAGAACCGGTAAAGAAACCGGTAAAAAAGACGGCTGCAACAGGACGAAAAACCTCAACAGCAAAAAAGTAGGTGATTGAATGGCTTATGCGACATATGAGGATATCCAAAGGAGAAACGGAGTAAAAGAAACGGATTCGGACTATGTGAAAGCTCTATTAGATGATGCGGCAGTCATTATTGATGCCTACAATGACAAGGCTTCGGAAAATGCTAAGAAATTAGTATCGTGCAACATGGTAATCCGTATATTGGGAAGCCGTGACGAAGGGATTCCAATTGGAGCAACACAGGCAACTACATCAGCGATGGTGTACTCTCAGACTTGGACGAATGCAAATGGTAGCGGCGAGCTGTATCTGACAAAATTGGATAAAAAACTCCTTGGTGTTGGAAATCGGATTGGATGCACAAATCCATATTCCGACTTAGTACAGGAGGGAGAATCATGATCAAAGGAATCACGGTAACGTTGTATGAAAAAAAGGAAACAGGAACAGATCCGTTCGGGCATTCTGTGTATAAAGAAATACCGGTTGATGTAGAAAATGTATTAGTAGCTCCGTCAGCAACTACCGAAGTGCTGGATGTGTTGAACCTCACAGGGAAGAAGGCAGTGTATGAGATTGCGATTCCCAAAGGTGATAATCATACATGGAAAGACTGCCGCGTTGACTTTTTTGGAGAGTCGTGGAGGGTATTCGGATTGCCAAAAGAAGGAATCGATGCGAATATTCCGGGAAAATGGAATCAGAGATGGATGGTGGAACGGTATGAGTAGATTTAAATTTAAAGCCGATTTCAACGGATATGCTGCACTAAGAAAATCCCCCAAAGTTTTATCTGAGTGCCGCAAGTATGCGACACAGATACAGGAAATTGCAGGACCAGGATTTGACATAGAAGAAAGGCAATATCAGAAACGTGGAGCTGTTATTGTGAAACCTGCCACAGACAAAGACTATTTTAGAAACTTGAACGGGAATATCCTGGAAAAAGCGTGGAGGAGCGTGAGGAAATGATTATCGAAGCCGTAGTGATTGATTATTTAAAGAATCTGATCGATGTGCCTATTGTGGCAGAATCTCCAGAAGATGAACCAGATTCTTACGTCCGTATTGAAAGAGTGGGCAGACAAAGTGCTGATTACATTATCACGGACTCTATTGCTTTCCAGAGTTATGCCGCAACATTGTATGGCGCGGCTGCCTTGGATGAAAAAGTACAGAACTTTCTTCCAGGCATAGTCGAGAGACCAGATATCAGCGGTACACATCTGGTTTCTGCTTACAATGCAACAGATACAAGAAAAAAACAGTACCGCTATCAATGTATTTTTGATATTTCGCATAAATAAGGAGGGATAGAATGGGAAACACAGCTACAAATGTACAGGCAGGAAAACCAAATATTAAGGGTGCGATCTACTTCGCCCCATTGGGGACTGCCTTGCCGACAAATACAAAAGATGCATTAGACAAGGCATTTGAATGCCTGGGATATATTTCTGAGGATGGCGTGAGCAATGAGAATGCAACAGAGAATACGGATGTAAAAGCGTGGGGTGGAGATGTAGTCTTATCCACACAGACTAGCAAAACAGATACGTGGTCTTATAAACTGTTGGAATCGTTAAATGTTGCGGTGCTGAAGGCAATTTACGGGGCAGACAATGTTACAGGGGATTTGGCTACGGGACTGACAATCAAGGTAACTACAGAGGAAATACCAGCAGGGGTCTATGTTATCGATACTTCCATGGGAACTGCGAACAAGCGGATTGTTATCCCGAACGGGAAAATATCTGACATGGAAACAATTACTTACAAAGACGATGAACCTGTGGGATATGGCGTAACAGTCACAGGTATCTCGACTTATGTTGAGAGTGCCGGGAAATCAGTAACGCACTTAGAGTATCTGCTCACGGCATAAATAGGGAGGGTATACATGTTAAAAGGAAAAACAAAGAGTGGATTTGCTTACGAGGTAGACCCCAAAAAACTGCATAGCATGAAGTCTGTGCGGCTGTTAGCAGAACTGGAGAAAAATGAGTCTAACCGCGCCGTGCTCAATCTTGCCGATATCATACTTGGTTCGGAACAGGCAGAAGCCTTTGCGGATCATTGTGACGAAAATGCCACAGAGGAAAAGTATGCAGACGAGCTTTTCGGGGAAGGTATCGCTGAAATGCTTGAAGAAGCAGGCAAAGACCCAGGAACAAAAAACTGATTAACCTCTCCTTGATGATTGCGGCGGGAGAAGAGGAGCTCTTCTGTGATCTTGCGGAAGTGTACCATGTTATCGGACTTGACTCCTATCCGGTAGAGGTGATCGCTACTCTTGCTGCCGGTCTTGGAGAGGAATCACGTATCATGCAGAAAATTATAGGAATCACATACCCGCCGATCTCTTTAGTTGTGGCGCATATCGCGGATGAACTGAAATTGTTCCGGTACGGTTTTCTTGATGAAAAAGAAGCGGATAAGCCGTATTTATTTCTGGAACACATGAGGGAAAAAGATAATGAACCTGTAGGATTTTCTACACCACAGGAATTTGTAGACAACTGGAATAAAAACAACGAAAGGGGGTGAGGGCGT